AAAGCTCGGTAAAACCCATCATTGATAGCAGAGGCGGATCAGGTAATATTCCGCACAATGCTGAAAGACAACATGACGATATGTACACTTGTAAAGCAATAGCAGAGGATAATACCAATCCAGTATGGGAAGTTAGTAAAAAAGTTTATAATGTAACTAGGATTAGATTTCTAAACTTGACTCCAAAAGCACCTGATAATTATAAAATAATTATGGAAAAGTGTTTAGAGGGTCGAGGACATCAAGTGTTGATATGGGAGTGATTTCAACTATACTAGATTTTATTATTGCTTTGTGCTTGATACTTATGCTCTTTACTCAAATAAAATATGTCAAATCTGATTGGTGTTCATGGGAGATTGAAAAAGGTATTTTTTTATTAGAAGATATAGCGGAGGAATTAGATGTCAGGTAATCCAATATTTGTATGCAAAGAATGTGGTGCGAGATGTGATCACGATGAAGTAACAAATGAAGATTTATGTTTTGAATGTGAAAAGATAGATATAGAAAGTGAGGGTTTTGATGCCGACTGGATATGTTGAATTTTTTAGTATTTTACTGACAAGAAGAGAGTATAGTTCTATTGAAAAAAGGTATAGGCAAGGAGTAGCTTCTCTTGACCACTTTGAATATGCCGCAGTTGATAGAGTTATTGCTAAATTAATTAAAAAAGGCTGGTATGAAGATTGTAATTATGACCAAGCCCGAGGAATGTTTAATAATGATTTAGGCGAATGGTTTGAAAGTATTGACAAAGGTTATAGAATTGAAAAAAAATAACACATACTTATCAAGTTATGGTAAAACTATTTTATTAATAATAATAATTGGAGGATTATTAGGTGTCAGTATTACAATCAATTGGTTATAGACATTCACCAAGTTCAATTAATGGTTTTGTCGATGCACCTCAAAAAGAATTAGCTTATAGATTATTTGGGATCAAATCACCCCAAAACGATAACATGGTTAGGGGAAACTGTGTTGAGGCGGCTGTGCGGTACATACTTCATAGATCACCAACAGAAAGTAATCTTAGAAGATATGTTGATAGTAAATGGGACAAGCTGAAAGGAGTCGATCCTAAATATTATCAATGGTGTGCCGATGCCGCCTCGCTTATGGCACAAGAATTAGAACAAAGGCAACTTAGAAGAATAAAAAATTTTCAAGAGCCTTTTCATGGAACTTATGGGTCATTCAATTGTTATGGTTTAGCGGATTTTACTTTCAATGATGTAACTGTAGATATAAAAGCTCCAAGTCGAATGCCTAACCACAATATTCCAAACACCAATTGGATAAGACAACAAGCATTCTATTGGGGTTTATCTGGCAAAAAAAGAAGATTTGCTCTTTTATATGGAACAAATAAAAAATGTGAGTATTATGAAATATCACAAAAAGAATTAGCGGAGGGCTGGGAAATAATGAAATCAAATATGTCTTGGATTGAGAGGATTGATAATATCTGTCAAACAAAGCAAGACTGGATTGATATGTTTCCTTTTCCTGATACTAATAGTTTTTATTATAGTGATGAAAACTTTAAACAAAAAATAATAACTCTTTTGAAAGGAGAGCAAAATGCAAATGATTAAGTGCGAGATCACTAAAGTCTTTAGTGCAAATGACAAGGGAATAGGTTTTGCAATGAAACCTGATGCCATAACTGATGAAGTTAAACAGTTAAAAACATGGAATGAAAAATTTAAAACTTTAACTGCTACTTGGTGGTTTAACAAAAAACCTCAACCAAGATGGATCAGAGAGGGAGCAGAAATACAATTCAATTGGAGCAACAAAAATGGCTATCTTGAATTTGATAGAGCTTCAGTTGAAACAATGAGCCTCCCGGAAGAAATAGAAATGTCTGAGGAAGAAAAATCTTTCAACCAAGCAGTCGATGAACTATCTGATGAGGCTGTTGCAGAGATTATAGAAAAGGAGCATGAAATAAAAACTAAACCCACTTCAAAACAAGATAGAAAAATAGAAAGGATAAAACAACTTGTTGCGAATTATGGTGATGTATTTAAAATTGTGAATGCTCACGAAAATTTAGTGTCTCTTGATACTTGTCTAAAAAAAGATATTGCAACTCATATCAATATCACTTTGACAAACGAGGGATATTAACAATATGAGGGCTGGACAACAACTCCCCCAATTAGTATCAACCCCAGCCCTCGCCAGTTATGAATAGTATTCAAGAAATAAATAAACTTAAAGCTGACACAGAAACAATTAGTCAAAAAGCTAGATTAGATAAAGCTGGAGTAGATTCTTTGATGAGACAAAGAGATCGCCTGAAAGCAAAAAAATATTTATATCATAGACTATCTGCTACTCAAAAAGATGCAGAGATGAAAGCAAAAGCCGATGATGATATTGTAAAATTAGATGAACAAATAGATAAAGCTGAAATAGAGGCTGGAAAATCTTGGGCTAAACTTGAGTCTCACAGAATACATATAGATATTTTAAGATCATATCACTCAACAAAAAGAGAGGAGTTAAAACAAGGGCTATGAAAAAAACTGTAAAATACGGGATAGATTTTCCGATTTGGAATGGCGGAAATCGCTTGATTGGGATTGCCTTGTGGAGAATAAAAAAATACAACCTAAACATTTATTGTAACTACAGAAGAAAAGACGGAACTCGTTTATGGGAGGGAGAACTGTATATAAACGAAAAATTTGCTAGTAAATATCCATACAAAGAGTTCAATGGAAAAAATGGTAAATTTACTGTTTATCAGATACCTTTAGCCGATATTCAAAAATTTAATCAAGAAATACAAGATAAATTGTGGGCTTTGAAAAACGCAAAAATCACTAGTCCTATATATTCAGGAGAGCAAATAGCTCAAATACTCAAAGATAACCCAAATATAAGGGAAATAGGCGATTTCTTTGGCGGTGGAGAACTCCTCCCAGAATAGCCTTTAATCGCTCAAATTTGCACAAAATGAGGGTACATTTAGTGAACATAAGGTGTACAAAATCTTTATGTAAAAAAAATTAAATTATTTTATCTTTTTTCTTTTACTATGTTAATAAATCATATAGTTTATTAACAACAATTAATGAAAGGGCAAATAAAATGAATAAACTTATAAAACAAGTATCTGAAGCAAATAACTCTATGGGTAAATATGGTAATTACATAAATCCTGAGACTGCTGAAACTTGGAACACAGACGAGCTTTATGTTTTGTTTGAAGTCGTAACTTTAAGAGAACATAATAGAGTTGATGTTGTGGCGGTATCTACTATGTATAGTCCAAAAAAAATTCATCGGATTGTTAAGCAACATTATCCACCAAAATATTATACATATTTTGATTTTTTCAATGGTGGTTACGATCTTGATATATCAAGAAATGATCTACAAACATTGGAGGAAAAATACTAATGGAAACTTTATTATATTACTTTTTACTACCAGCTTTCTTTGGAGGGTTGGTAGTATTAATTATATTACTAGCTTATCAATATCAACAATGGGAGGATAAACAATGAAAGTTGAATTTAGTGAAAAAGAAAAATCATTTTTGTGGGGTATATATATAAACAGAAATGGTGATGAATATACAGAAACTTATAGTCAAAGAAAAACATTAGAAAATTTTTTCATAACGGTTAATGGTAAAGAAGCAAGACAAACAAAAAAATTAATATCTTTGTTGTATTTTTATTGTGAATCTCCTGATGCTACTGATGAGCTTTGCAATGAAGAAATTACCGAAGATGAGTTTAATACTTTGGTTGGCAAATTAAAAAAAGTTGTTTACCAAAAATAGCTAGTTAATTGTTATAGCGAAATCTCTTGGGCGGATTGATCCGTCTAAGAGTTCGTTATCTTCTAACTCTGTTAAAAATACTTCTCCCTGAATATCTAATCCTGAATAAATATTACTTACTGTTCCTTTGAGTGTCTGTTCGAAATCGTGAGTGCAACTCAAGTCTGGATAAGTGTCTAAAAGTTCAAAACAACCTACCGCTCTATCCATCGTCTTAACTGTATAAAGAACTTTAACAATTGAAAATATATTGATTGCTTTGTGTAAGACTATTTTTATGTCTGTCACTTTTTCTTAAATATTTCCGCACCCTTAAGTCCGTATATACTAGCTACGATTGAAATAAAAAGAGTCTGATACCAAAAAGGGAGACTTCCAAACTTATCAAAAAATATATCAATCTTTTCTTGAATACTTGGATCATCTGAGAATACTGACCATACCAGAAGTAAAATGGGTAAACTTACCAAAATAAGAACAAACTCGTCTTTCCACCCATTATCATTTGATTGTCTAACTGCGGCTTGGTATTCAACTTCACCATTTGCCATTTTCTGTGCGTGTAACATAGCGGCATCAGACTCTAACATTTTTCTTTTTTGCCTGTTAGTCATTATGTGTGTTCCAGCACCTACCGCTAGTTTTATAACATCTAATATCATATATTATCTTCTTTCCATTTCTGAACATCAAAACTAGGACATTCTTTTTCTGAAATTTCGTTATGACCAATTATCTCAGCTTCAGGATAATTAGTTTTTAATTGTTTTACTAAATCTAATAGAGCAGTCCATTGCTGTGCAGTAAAATTATTTTCAGCAGAGTTATCTTCAGCCATTCCACCCACCATGCACAAACCAACACTTTTATGATTATATCCTCTTGCGTGTGAGCCAGTATCACGAATGCTCCTACCAAGTTCCACCTCTCCGTTTCTTCGTATTATGTAATGATAGCCAACATCTCTCCAACCCAAATCTAAATGCCATTTTCTTATTTCATTCAGCCCAATATCCATTGAGGGCTTTGTAGCCGCACAATGGATAATGAGGAAGTCTGTAGACTTTCTTTCTTCCATTAACTAAACCAAGCCAATACGACCAGTATTATTACAATCCAAGCTGGGATTTTGTAATTCAACCAGTTCCAAGCTATATCTAAATATTCCCAAATTTTATCCATGATTACTCCTTTACTTGATTTTCCTATAAGGATCGGTGCTAAGTTTTACAACTTTATCAGGTTGTTTATTTGCAATGATTTCTTCTAAATTGTTTTTGATATAATGAACAACATTTCCAACAATACTTTCTTTAGTCAAATCTTCAGCAATCTTTTCAAATGTATCGCCCTTTTCTAAATTTTTTGTAATAGAAATTGCGTGTGCTTTTGCTTCCCTATCAACTAACTGATCGAATGGTTTTATGTTTATTGCAAATAATATCGGTGTAATTCCGTTTGGAGTTGGAGCAAAACCAACTCTTGCGAAAGCCCTGTAATTATCAATATTAAGTTTTAATATTCTACCAATAAGTCTATTTGTTTCCATTTTTTAACCTCTCTATTTCTAGTTCGCAATAATGTATGATTTTCTTTAAATCTTCAATACCATTTTTATCTTGGTATCTTAAAACATACTTAATTATTACTCCCTGAAAGAAAGAGAGTTTGTTTTTTGAAATAAACTCAAAAGGTTGTATTACATATTTTTTTATATAATGGTTGCCACCAACTTGTATTCTTAATGGTTTCATGGAACTATTTTATCCCATGCACCGCCTTTTGTTAATCTCATTGGTAGTAATTTTGGCAATCCATCAATAATAATTCCACAACCA